CCAGAGTGAACGGCATCTGTGGAAATTGTCAAATATAACGAATTGTGGTATGAGTAGTAAATAAAAAAAGCGAGGGCAAAAAAAGTATATTATGGAAGAAATATTTAATAATAATCTAAATAAAAAAATTGAAAAAATAGATTTATTTGGTGATATTACGATAGAAAAATCTATTAAAAAAAGAATTGGGTTTTTACCTACTTCTGTTTGGCGACCTAATTGGGAAATAACTAAAAGATTAAAAAAATTAGTAGGTGATAGTTCTCAAACAAGAGAGAGTTTAAATAGCAATAGAAGTGATAGAAGGAATGGTGTAAATAATGGAAAGCCAAGTATCTTTAATCCTAATTTGTGCCAAATGATACTATCTGCATATTGTGATGAAAACAGCACTATTTATGACCCATTTGCTGGTGGTGGAACAAGAGCAATAATATCTTCAATGTTTGGACATAAATATTATGGTGTTGAAATTAGAGAAGAAGAAGTTGAAAGAATAAATGATAAAAAAAAGGAATTAGATTTAGATTTTACTGTTATTAAAGGTGATGCTTTAAATAAAAACTTTGGTGATATAAAATTTAATTTTTCTTTGACTTGCCCTCCATATTATGACCTTGAACAATACTCTAATTTAGATAATGATTTAAGTAATCAAAAAGATTACAATGGATTTTTAGAAATGCTTTCAAAATCTGTTAAAAGAGTTTATGATTGTTTAGAAGATGATAGTATTTCTGTTTGGGTTGTTGGTAATTTTAGAAATAAGTTTGGTGCTTTAGAACATTTAAACGGTGATTTAATTAGAATTGGCAAAGAAAATGGTTTTATATTGTTAGATGAAGTGATTTACGAAGGTGCTTCTAAAGTTGCTTTAACAAGATGCTCTAAATTTGAGAAAAATAGAAAAAGTATAAGAATGCACGAATATATTATAATATTTAAAAAGACTAATAAACCACTAAACTAACTTAATTGGTGAGGTTTAAGACACTTTAATGAATGAGATGATAGAAGGTGCCAACACACACACGAAGTTAGGGGATAGGGGGTTTAAAAGCTACGAGAGGCTTAGGGAACTACGCATGGCATCACTTTATTTCGCATAAGTTAGTTTTGGATTTTGAAAATAGGGTTAAAATAGAATAAAACATGGGAACACGAGGGCCAGCACCACCACCAAAATCACTTGTTGTAAAAAAAGGTTATTATCAGCCATCAAGGCATGGTGATGATATTGGTGATTCAGATAAACTTAAATTTGTTCATAATGAATTGCCAACACCGCCAGAAGACCTAAGTGAAAAAGGAAAAGAAATATGGATTACGCAATTAAGCCAAGCATTAAAACTATACGGCTACATTTCATTCATTGACTTATCAATGTTTAAAGAATACTGCTATGTTTACGGTGAGATGGAATATTTAAAGGAACACACCAAAGGCCGAACATACACTGATGACAAAGGAACAATCCGATTAGATCCTTTATACATGGAGTTGAATAAACTGCGAAAGGATTTTATAAGACTTTCACAAGAGTTTGGATTTAGTCCAAGTGCGCGCACACGTATAACTTTACAAAACAAACCGGATGAAAACACCGACATTTACGGAGATGGCATATAATTATGGCTTATAAAACAGACTTTTCAAAAATAGATTTAGATAAGTATTACTTTGATGATAAAACCGCAAACACGGTGGTGAAGTATATTGAAGAAAACGTGAAACACGTAAAAGGGGATTTGGCCGGTAAACCCTTTATTCTTGAAGAGTGGCAAAAGAACGATATAATTAGACCTTTGTTTGGTTGGAAGCACATTGACACTGGATTGAGAAAATACACAAGTGCATACATTGAAATTCCAAAGAAAAGTGGCAAATCATTTTTAGCTGCATCAGTTGCGTGTATTTTTATAGACATAGAGCGTGAAGGAGGTTCGGAAATTGTGGGTGTGGCATGGGGCCGTAAACAAGCAGGTTTGGTTTTTGAGGCAACAAAACAAGTAATTCAAAAAAGTCCACGACTAAAATCTAAATGTAACATCTACCGTAATTCAATAACGGCACCGGATCACATTGGTGGTTTGAAAACTTACCAGATATTAAGTAAAGAAGCAGGGGGCGAGGATGGTATTAATCCACAATTAGCCATTATAGATGAACTTCATGTTCACAAGAACAATGAGGTGCTTGAAATGGTTGAAAAGTCACAAGGGGCAAGAAAGCAGCCTTTATCTTTCATAATCACAACGGCAGGTTCTGATTTGTACGGAATCGGTTACCAAAGGCACGAAAACGCAATTAATGTGGCAAAAGGTGTGACAACTGATGAATCACAACTTGTTTGCGTGTATGGTGCCGATTATGAAGATGATCCCTATGATGAAAAGGTATGGATTAAGGCAAATCCAAATTATAATGTATCAATCGGCAAACGCGCTTATGAAAAGGAAGCGGCCAAAGCTATGGTAAGCGCATCAAGTCTAAATTCATTCAAACGATACTATCTAAATATTTGGACACAATCAAAAGATGGGTGGATAAATGATGAAATCTGGAACGCAAGCCAGTGGGAGATGGATGAAAGTATTCTAAAAGATTATCCGTGTTATGGTGGCCTTGACCTTTCTTCACGTTCTGACATCACCGCTTTTAGTTTAGTGTGGCAAATAGAGGACAAATACTATTCAAAAAATTGGTTTTGGTTGCCAGAAGACAAAGGCACACAATCAGCCGACACAAATAACATTCAGTATCGTGAATGGGTGCGAGATGGCCATATTGAAGAAACAAATGGAAATGTGGTAGATTATGACTTTATCATTTATAAATTGGGCGAATTGAACAAATTATATCAAATTAAGTCCATTGCATACGATAATTGGAACAGTCACCACATTGCACCGCGTTTAATGGATGAAGGGCTTGACTTGATTGAATTTAGGCAAGGGTTCAAATCAATGAACGCACCAACAAAGGAAATGCAGGCCGCAATCGAAAGCCGAAAATTCAACCACTTTGGCAATCCGGTGTTGAGATGGATGGCAGGAAACGCAAGTGTCAAAAGCGATCCAGCAGGAAACATTAAACTTGAAAAAGATTTTAAGGCACCAAGTAAAAAAATAGATGGATTAATTTCAAACGTCATGGCTTATGGGCTATGGTTGGACAATCCTGAAGATACCAACAGTTATTTAGAACAAGGAAACCTTTACATTATATGATACTTACAGAACCAGTGTACAATGTACTCAATTACAAAAAGAATTTTGATTTCATTTTTTTACAAATGTTAAAAAATAACAATCAAGAAGATGCCTATGATGCTGCACTTGATTTAGTCAGGGAATATGCACCAAACTTTAAACACTACAAAGACTTTGATTCATATCGAGTAATTTTGGCCAATAGTCAAGATAGGGGGCCGGTGTTAAGTAATTACAAACCTAATTTGGATATTCCGGTTGATGTGATTGATGCGATTTGCAAGGGAATAGATGAATTATTTCATAAGCACTTGAAAAGGGTAAAAGTTCGCAAAATGGCATACGATGCGTGTGTGAAAGAAATAAACATCTACTTTCCACACTACAAGCCACACAAAAACTATCAAAGCTATAAAGCAAGTGAAAGCATCAGGCACAAAAACAAATCAATTGAAAAGAAAAAGCGCATAGTCAAAAAAACTAAATGAACAAAGAAATTGCAAAAGAATTAGACATCGAATGCAAAAGTGTTGCACAAAGATTTTCAAGGCCGGATCGTGAAGGCAATTTTAATAATGAAACTTTTGAAGTGGATGAAATAATTTCAATGTCAGACCACACCGCAACAGTTGTTTTTAAAAAATCAAGTGGCAAATTAGCAGCAGCATTTTTTTATTATATTGCAAGGGGTTATTCAAAAGGTTGGAAGTATTTTTTCCCAACTGATTCACACATTAATGGACTTGCATCATTTCACTATTTTAAACTTGAAGTTGAGCGTAAAAACTATGATAAGAACTTTTTAGTTAAATAAATTACAATTATTACAAATAAAATTAAAAGATTTTTGCAAGGATGAATATATTCGGATTCGAGGTTAGGCGCATAAATCCATTTGTACAAGAAAAGACCGGTTTCTTAAATGCCAATTTTGGCGGAATGGTTGGGCGTACACCGGTAAACGAAAAAAGTGTATTTGGATTAAGTGCATATTGGGCCGGTGTTAGAAGAATATCGGAATCAGTGGCAATGTTGCCAGTTGATGTGTTTAAAAAGGTCAACGGTAAGCGCACAATGACAGACCATCCGGTTGAATACCTTTTAAATGCAGAAGCCAATTATCAAACCTGCGCATTTGATTTCACGCAAATATTAATTACCTCTGCAATCAATCACGGCAATGGATTAGCAATAATTGAGCGTGACAGATTTGGCACACCAACCGGTTTAGTAAACGTATCACGTGAAATATGTGAGCCATTAAAATATGATGATGAATTGTATTGGAAGGTTGAAGTTAAAGAAGCGGCCAACAAAACAGAAAGTTTATTAGTAAAAGATAGAGATATTATAAATCTTAGGGGCTTTGGATCGGATCCCGTAATCGGTTTAAGCGCAATTCAAGCACACAAGCAGAATTTAGGGCTTTCGATAGCTGCACAAGATTACGGTGCCGATTTCTATAATAAAGGCACAAGAATAGATGGTTATATTGAATATGCCGGTGTTTTAAAACCAGAAACAAAAGATGCAATCAATCAGCAATGGACAAACAACTATGGCGCAAACGGCACACGTGGCACGGCCATTTTAGATGCAGGATCAAAATACCATCGTTTAGGCTTACCACCGCAGGATGCGCAATTTATAGAAACACGTAAATTCCAAAAAAATGAAATAGCCACAATTCTGGGAATACCATCACACATGATTAATGAGATGGATGGCGCAACCTTTTCAAACATTGAACATCAATCAATCGAGTTTGTGACTTATGGCATTGGTTCATGGATTGAAAAGATAGAGCAGGAGTACAGACGTAAATTATTAAAAGAAAGCGAAAAACGCAACCATTATTTCAAACATAATGTTGATCGTTTACTTAGAACCGATGTAAAAACCAAAGGTGAATACTATCGATTGATGACTGACATAGGGGCTTACACAATTAATGACGTACTTGAATTGGAAGATAGAAATTCAGTTGATAACGGTGATGAACGTTATGTTCAAATCAACCGCATACCAATTGAGCAAATGAAGGAATATTATAAAAAAGAAATACCAAAATAATGAATAAAATTGAAAGAATTGCAGAGGTTCGTGGCATTAATGCTGAAAAAAGAACTGCGGAATTTGTTATATCAACAGAATCAATTGACAGACATGGCACCGTGTTCAAATTGGCTGGTTGGGATTTAGAAAACTACAATCGCAATCCAATAGTTGCATACAACCATGTCACAAGTGATTCAAACCCAGATACAATAATCGGCACATCCAGAGTGTACCACGATGGTGATGCTTTGATTGGTGAGGTTACATTTGAGCGCGAAGGAAACAATCCACTTGCAGACAAAGTATTTAACAAAATGCAGGATGGTATTTTGAAAATGGCATCAGTTGGGGCCATTCCACATGAATATCGTTATGGCAATGTTGACAATGGTGAAGATAGTGGAACCATTTACTTCACACGCCAAGAATTAATTGAATGGTCAATAGTTAGTGCAGGATCAAACAAGGATGCATTCAAAAGAAGTGCAGACCAAGTTGATGAACTTAAAAAGTCATTGGAAACAGTTGAAGAAGTAATTGCACCGGTTGAAATGGGTGTAAATACTAAAGCGGATTTGAGAAATTACAATAAGGTTAAAATAGTTACAAAATACCTATAATTAAAAGTACAATTTTTGTAAGGTAAATTAAAAAATACAATAAAAATGAAAAATAGTTTAGAAATACGTGAAGAAATCGGAAGCGTAAAAAATATCCTTGATTCGTTGGAAACTTTGGTTTCTTCTGAAGATAGAGATTTTACGGCAGATGAGAAAGTATCTTTCGATACAAACATGGAAAGACTTACAACTTTGGTTGAGGAGTTACCAAAAACAGAAAAATTAGAAGAAATCAGATTGAAAGCAGCAAATTTAAGTGGCGCACCAGTTGCAACCACAAGCAAAGAAGAAAAAGAAATAGTAAGAGACTTTTCTTTTGGTAGAGCAGTTCGTGCCGCATTTGGTGGTAAACTTGAAGGTGTTGAGTTAGAGATGGCTCAAGAAGGTGAAAAAGAAATGCACGCAATTGGAAGAAGTTCCAATGGTGTTGTGATCCCTTCAATGATTTTGAACAGAGCGGTTATAACCGAAAACGGAACAACCGGTGTGGAGCAATTATCTTTTGTTGATGCAGTTTATGCAAACACTATACTTGGTGATCTTGGAGTGACAAGAATATCTACATCAACTGACCAAAGAATTCCAATCTTAGGCGCAGTATCTACTCAGTGGGAAACAGAAGTTTCAGCAGCAATAGATGGTGGAAGTGCAACAACTAAAAAAGACCTTGCACCTCGTAGATTAGCGGCTTATGTTGATTATTCAAAACAAGCAGCATTACAAGCTAATTATTCATTAGAAACTGCGTTGAGAAACTCAATCGCTCAAGCGGTTGCAGCTAAATTTGAATATGCAGCATTTACAGATGATTCTGCAAACGGTGCATTTGCTTACTTAGGTAACGGTAAAACTCCAGTTACTAATGCAGCAATCAGCGCACTTGTTTTGGCTCTTATGGAAGAGGTACAATCTAACAACCACAACAGAGGTAACTTAGGTTTTGCAATTTCAAATGATTTGTTTAGCGATGTTTACGCAGCAGCACAAGTTTCTGGTGTTAGTCCACTTATCACAAACGAAATGATAATGGGCATAATGGCTAAATTCAGCAATCAAATAGCAGACATTACTGATCCTGCAATTTATTACGGAGATTGGTCAAAAGTTTATGTTGCTCAGTTTGGTGGTATTGAAATCCTTATGGATCCTTACACTCAAGCAATACAAGGAACAAACAGATTGATCCTTAACTCTTATTGGGATATGGCACTTGTTCAAGATGCAGCAATATCAGTTGGAACATTCGGTTAGTCCTAACTAATAACTAAATACAAAGGGGTGGGTGTTGTGCCTATCCCTTTTTTTATACAATTAAAAATGATAAGAAATAAGAAAATAACCAGCTACACACCGGTAGAAAATTGGGCTTTGACTTTGGTTGAAGCAAAAAGACATTTGAACATACTTGATGACTCATTTGATGACCTTATAAACGATTATTTGGCAAGTGCGCACGTTTGGTTGTACAATGAAACTGCCATTCTTATCAAAGGTGAGGTTCTTGGCTATATGCAAGAATGGGATGATTTCCGTGTAGATGTTGCAAAAGTAGATACATTGGCGATTTATTACTATGATTTGGACAACACACGTACTCTTTTAAGTTCAAGCAATTATCATTTGAACAATGGGTTATATTCTTACATAGAATTAAAAGGTAATTTGCCATCACTTTATGTTAAAGACTTTGCAATTGAAATTGAAATAACCACATTAGCAAACACGGATCCAATGGTTAAACAAGCACTTAGAATGTTAGTTGCTGATATGTTTGAAAATAGACAAAATGAAATACTTGGTTCCACCGGTAGAATAATAACACGCGGTACAATGTACCAACTTTCACTTATAAGTCAAAGAACAGAAATATAATGAACATCGGCAGATTAGATAGGAAGATAGTAATTCAAGTACAAAACTTTGCCACTAATTCCATAGGCGAATACACCACAACTTGGGACACTTTTCACAACGCATTTGCTAATGTTCAAAAGGTAAGCGGTACGGAGGGCATAACGGCTGACCAAGTAACGGCAACCAATAAGATCAGGTTTAAAATTAGATACTTTGCAGGCATCAACGAAAGCATGCGTGTGGTTTATAATTCAAACAATTATGATATATTAGAAATTCAAGAACTGGATCGTGAAGGTTTGTTTTTAACCGCAAGCAGAACGCTATGAGTAAAGATTTTCAAATTCAAGGCATGGATGGTGTGATTAATGAAATAAAATCATTGTCTAATGATCGCATGAAGCGTTTGGAAATATTGAAGATTTTAAGAAGGCAAATGAAACCAATACTGGCAGCAGTAAGAGCAAACACACCAATAGCGACAAAAACAATAAAAGGAAGAAACGGCAAAGTTTACGAACCGGAGAACTTAAAGAAATCTTTTGCAATTAAAACAAGCCGGATAAAAAAATACCCCAATGTTTTGGTTGGGCCAAGAAAAGGTAATAGTGCAAAGTATGATGGTTTTTATGCATTTTGGATTGAGTACGGTGCTTATGACATACCGGCAACCAATTTTATAAGCAATGCAGCAGAACCATTGATGGGATCAGTAAACACCACAATGAGCAACGAATTAGAAAAATATATTTATAAAAAAGCAGAGACATTAAATTTATGAGAATAGTATTAATAAAAGATCACGCGGTTGCACTAAGAGTGCTGCCAGAAGGCACAGAATTACGCGTTAGCAATAAGTTAGGCGCGGTATTAATTGCATTAAAAGTTGCAAAGGAATTTGGGGACTATACAACAGAAGAAAAGGTTGAACACATTCTTGAAATCGCATTCGACAATGAAGAAAAACCCAAAGTTAAAAAAATTACTAAAGAGAAGAAGTAATAAAAATTATTTTTGTTTAAAATATAAGAAAAAATGGCAAGTACGGGAATATTAAATGGCACAATTGCCAAGATACAAGTGGCAGGTGTGACAGTTGCACACCTAACTTCTAACTCATTAACTTTTGACATGGCTACTCGTGACGCGAGCAGCAAGGATTCATCCGGATGGAAACAGAGTTTGGAAGGACAAAGATCATTTAGCGGAAGCGGTGAAGGGTTCTTTGCAGAAGATGCAACCTATGGTTTCACAGATTTATATGATGCTTATGTAACACGCGATGCGGTTGTAGTAACATGGACAACTGATGTGGCTGGAGATGTTGAATACAGTGGAAGTTGTTTTATTACATCTTTAGGGAGAACTGACGGACTTGAGGAATCAAGCACTTTTTCAGTATCTTTTGAAGGCACCGGCGCAGTGACAAAAGCAACGGTTTAGTTTTTATCTTGTTATATGTGTGATGAAAGGGGTGGGGTTATGCCCACCTTTTTTTTTACATAATAAACAAAAATTAAACTACATTTACACACAACAAATTAAAATAAATACATATGATTAAAATTAAAAACAAAGAGTACAAGTTTAAATTCGGTTTCAAAGCACTATTAATGTACGAAAAAGAAACCGGCACAAGTGTATCAGAAATTGGTGAAAACATCAACATGAGTACTTTGGTTGACATTGCGTATTGCGGACTAAAAGCAGCAGGAGAAAATGTGACAAAGGACTTTGTAATTGATGCCATTGATGAAGATTTTGCGCTCATAAATGTATTCACGGCAGCCATGCAAGAAGATATGGCGGCACTGAATAACATGGGCAAGGAAGCAAAAAAGTAAAATTGCCGTTGGCAACTTGGATAAGGGGGTTTGTTTTAGGCGTTCTAAAGCAGTCCCCACTATCACTTGATGAGTTTACAATGGCGGCCATATTTGATGCCTACATAGGCCACACAATAGGCGAAAACGTAAAGGCGCGGACACAGTGGGAAGCGGCAAGATTTGTTTCTTTTGTAACCTTGAAAAGTGCAGGAAATAAAAGAATGCACAAACCACAAGACCTGATTAAGTTTGAGTGGGAACAAGAAGACAAAAAAGGCACTGGCAACAATGCTTGGACAAAGGCAGAAATAGAACAATTAAAGAAACAAAAACCAAACTGGTTCAAATAAAATGGCAAGAAAGCAGATAAATATACGTGCAGGATTTGATTTAAAGGCCTTTTCGGATTCACAACAAAACTTAATACGTGGGTTAAGAAAAACGGCAAGCCAATTTAAGCAAATCGGCAAAGAAATGTCGATGTCTATCACTGCGCCATTGGTTGCAATGGGTGGTTTAGCCGTTAAAACTTTTGCAGAATTTGAACAATCAATGGCAAAGGTTAATGCAGTAAGTGGTGCAACGGCAACACAATTCAAAGCATTAAACCAACTTGCAAAAGATCTTGGTGCAAGTACACGATTCACGGCAACGGAAGTAGCTGATTTGATGCTTAATTATTCTAAATTAGGATTCTCGGCAAGCGAAATTGAAGCAATGACTGGTGCCACATTAAACTTGGCACTTGCAACGGGTGAGGACTTAGCAAAAAGTGCTGAGGTTGCTGGTAGTACATTAAGGGCATTTGGATTAGATGCAGATCAAATGTTGCGTGTTACTGATGTAATGGCTAAGTCATTTAGTTCATCTGCTCTTGACTTGGATCGTTTCAGCGAATCAATGAAATATGTGGCACCGGTTGCGGCTGCTGCTGGTATTTCACTTGAAGAAGCAAGTGCAATGCTTTCAATTCTTGCAAACAATGGAATCAAAGGTTCACAAGCAGGTACATCACTAAGGCGTATAATTACTGACTTAGGTTCCACCGGTGGCAATGTTGCAGGCGCAATTGGCAATCTTGCAAATAAAGGTTTAACACTTGGGAATGCAATGGATGAGGTTGGTCGAACTGCACAAACCGCGTTGATTGTTTTAGGTAATGGAGTCAATCAAATAAAACCATTAACCACAGAATACGAAAATGTTACCGATGCGGCTAAAGATATGGCCGGAATAATGGATGACACATTGCAAGGTTCTATGCTTGCTTTGAAGTCTAAAATTGAAGCGGTTGCAATTTCATTTGGTGAGGGCATGGCACCTGCAATTGGTAAAGTTGCAGAAAAAATTGGCGCATTAGCTGATTGGTTTAAAAATTTAAGCCCACAAGTTCAAGATTTCATTCTTATTGTAGCAGGTTTAGCGGCTGCAATTGGGCCGTTGGTTTATGGTATTGGATTGTTAAATATTGCAATGGCAAAGTTAGCTTTGCCAATGGCACCTTATATAATTCTATTTGTTGCAATTACTGCGGCTGCGGTTGCATTAGGTGTAGCAATGGCACACACAAGTAAAGTGTTTCCACATGTTGAAGCATCTATTAAAACGATGAAAACTTCCTATGAAAAACTTGGTGAGCAAATAGGAAAAATAAATGACTTAAAAAAACAAGGCGTACTTGCATCCGGTGATGTTATAAAAGCAAATATTGCAGAAACACGGTCAGTCTTGGCCAAAACTGCCGCAGATGTAAAGGGTGCCTATGAAAAAAGACAAGCACTACTTGATGAATTAAAATCAAGAAAAGAACTTCACAAAGGTAAAATGTTTACTTTTGGAACCGGAACAACCGCAATGACAAATGTGGTTGAAACTAAAAAAACGCAAGAAAGCATTAATCAATTAAACATTGAAATAAGTGCAGCGCAACAACAAATGATTGCAGCAGGTCAAGCCACAAAGGATCTTGAATTGCAATTGCAAGGATTAGAGAACGTAGATCTTGCACCTCTTGGTGATAAAATAGGAACAGTTGGCAAGGAAATAAAACAATTAGGAATTGATTTTAAAGAAGGAATTGCGGCATCTGATTTACAAAGTCCTGCAATTGATGCAATACAAAAGGGTATAACATCAAAAGGTCTTAAATTTGTACCGATAGAATTAAAAGCAAATTTAAGCCCAGAGCAACTACGAGAAGAACTAACAAAATTAGAAAAATCAATTTATGAACCAGTGATGGTTCCTATTGACCTAAAACCTATTGAAATAACACAAGAACTTTTTGACGAACAAGCAATTGCAGCAGCAAAAAGACAAGCGGCTGACTTAGGTGAAGAAATGGGTGATGCATTAAGTTCTGGATTGAAAGCATTAGCAACAGAAGGTTTGACGCAATTTGGCGAGTTCTTAGGCAGCGTGATAAGTGGAGGTGATATGACCATTAAAGACTTTGGCAAAGGCTTACTTGATTCAATTGGCAAGTTTATGGGGCAATTTGGTGAAGCTATGATTGCAATGGGTATTGCACAAGTCATGTTGGATGTTGCATTAAAAACTTTTAATCCTGCACTTGCTATTATTGGCGGTGTGGCATTAGTTGCAGCAGGGGCCGCAATATCAAACCTAAGTCAAAAGGGAATAGACAAAAGTGGAGGTATGGATTCATCTTTTTCAGGTGGCGGCAATTTTTCTTCCATGAGTGGAATAGGTGCCAATATGCAACCAATAGTTCTTGATACCAGAATAAGCGGCCGTGACATGATTATAACACAAGGAAGAGAATCACAATTTAAAAGATAAATGCTATTATTTACAAGCGATTTAAAAAGTTTCAACGGCAAGAATTACAGAGTTGATTTTCATTCAAATACATATATCGGAATTGATACGCCAATTATAGGCGGTGCCGGTAGTGTTATTTATGTAAGTGAGGATTGGACTGATTATTTAGATGTTGGTCAAGACTTATACCTTTACACCGGAGATTTAGCAACTGGCACAACTTTATTCGATGCTTACAAAGCAAGAGTTGAAGCGGATGGCGGTGTGGTTGAAAATGATCTTTGCACAATTGGTTTTTTGTCAGAAAGAAAAGATGGTGTGGTTGTTTCATTTACTTATAATTCGGCTTTAAATAGAACAGAAATCACGCTTAGTGGATATACATACACAGACCAAACACTTGTTACAAACAACACTGATTCGGTTAATAGTTTTATTCCTACATTTAGCCCAATTTTAGTTAGTTTAAATACACAATGGGATACAGATGGAACCATTATGGATTCGTTAATGACCTCATATAGTGACATAACATATTCCAATCCAAAAGACTATGCCTATTTTGATAGGTTCTTTGACAAATATAGAGAGTCAGATGATAGTGATATGACTGTTGCCATTTATCTTGAAGATGCTTTGCACTGGGCCGGTAATGTGATTGTGGATTTGATTGAGTGGGATAACACAAGCAAACCAAGACCATATACCATTCGTGCAATTGATGGAATTGATAGACTTAAAGATGTTTTCTACGATGGTGACTTGCTTAATTTAGGCAGGATAAAGGTAATAGATGCAATCAAAAAGATATTGGCACAGAACGCTTTAAAATCGTTTTGGAATGATTCACAAGATTACATTCGTGAAAGTATAGAGTATAAATCTGATTCCGTTGATGGGTGGAATGTTAGTGATAGTATTTTGGACTATACTTATATTCCAGAAAACTTATTTGTAAATAAACAAAGTGATAAAAACGAAAGTGAATTTTTAACCGGTTACGATGCTTTAAAAGGAATATTAGAATTATTTAGTGCAAGAATATTGCATTGCGAGGGGGCTTATTACATCCATCAAATAAGAAATTATGATGGGGGTGGGAACTTTTACATAAGGGATTTTAATAAATTAAACAATACCTACAATCTAACTGCATACGATTTTAATAACACTTCACTTCGTATTCTTGGAGGTGGCAAGTTTGGTTATTTATTTGGGGCCAAGAAGTCAGAGATAGAAATTAAGGGGGCAAAAGTTACTTCAATAGTTGGAAGTTTAGGGGGTGATCTTGATGTTAATATTTTAGCTGGTGTTACTAAATTAAGCAAACGAAGTTTAAGAAAATCAGCAGGAATAGTTTATTACGATCCAGAGGTTTTTTATGAAGTTGGTGATGTAAAAGGTGGTGTGGATTTAGGCAGTATAATGAGCATTAATTTTGTTGCATCTTCTGTATTTGGGTTGCAATTTCCTTTTGTTGCTGCAAATAGATATAAGTTGATAATGCGCTTAGAAATTACAAGCGGTGATAAATTTATAAAAGGTGGTAATGGTATTCCAACATATTGGGGTGAAGATTCAATAACCACAAACAGATATTGGGATCAAACAATTGATACATACAATAATCCTTTACCGGTAAATATTACTTTTAGAACACCGGTAATTCCTTTTGATCTTGATGATTGTTTGATATGTGTTTCGTTTAGTGTGGTTCAAAATGTTGGAACAACACCAACAACCGCACTTGTTTTTGAAATTGACAAATTAACCTTATCAATACCAACGGCATCCGATAGTAATTCAGATAGTGAATTTGTAACAGTTGAAAATATAAACACTAAGTACACAAAAGATTTGATTCTTAGTCCTTTGATTATATCCGAAACAAGCCCATTGGTAAGTGCGTCAATTTTAAGTGTTGATGAAAATTATAATAGTTCACCGCAAAGTTTGGTTAATGTAGGAACGTGGGATGGTTCATTTGATTTGCAAGGTTCTTTGTCTGCACTTAGAGTGTTGGAGGCAATGAGTTTGCAATTTAGACCGATAGAAAAGTACATGGGCGGTGTTGAAGGTTTCTATTATCCTATTCAAACACTAAATTATAATGGCAAAAAATACGCTGCACTAAACATCTTACACAATTACGACACCGATGAATATAGTGGGGATTGGTTTGAGGTGGCAACGGCAAGAACTGGATTATCAAGTGGCACGCAAGGCGGCAATCAAGGCGGCCCATTAGGCCAACAAGGCGCAGAGCAGGCACCAGAAAGAATGATTGATACCTTTATTCAACAGAACACAGTAGGGATATTATCCGATGTGCTAACGGCCGGATCAATTAACACTATACCATTTCAAGACTTTGATTATGATGACTTGAGAAAGGGTGATGTTCTTTACATCTTAGAACCAGAAACCAAATTAAAAGCAGGTGAATTTGTTGTGCTAACAACACCCAATGCAATAGACACATCAATAGCTGTGGAAACGGTTACAATTGATTATGACATTCCAGCAGGTTGTGATGTTGTTTTTGGATACAGACAAACAGTTGTTGCCGAAAGAGTTCGTGCAAACATATTCCAAATGAAAGGCAATGCAACGGCACCCGATCCATTGACAAATGATTACATGGTGAATGGGGAGTTTATATTTATAGATGATTTCATTTACTGGAAGTCAGGGGGTACATATTACAAAGTTACCGGAGTTGAAGAATAATGCCAACAATGCCAAAAAAGGTGTATGGATTTACACCACAGAAGCAAAACAAGCAAGCAGAGCAAAAGAACTGGTTGAAGGATAAGGAACACGAAAAGTTTTATAATTCAAGGGCGTGGCGGCACCTATCTTTAAGCTACAAAATGAAACATCCGGTGTGTGAAATGGAAGATTGCAACCAACCTTCATATTACACCGATCACATTATTCCAATGTCCAATGGTGGCGATGAATGGAATGAAGAAAACTTTCAAGCATTGTGCAAGAGTTGCAACGGATCCAAAACCGCGAAGCAAACTTCTAAGCAAAGAATGCTTAAATAGCATTGCTATACAAAGAATGTTAAAATAATTACAATTAAAAGGAAAGTACTTTTAAGATATTTGCATTAATGATAGGCGGTGCAATATATTATCTTCTAAATGTTCCTGCAATTACCAACTTGGTAGAGCAGTTAAATTATGGATTGGCACCTCAAGAAAACTTGTTTCCACGTATTGTAATAACGGAACGAAGCACACCGGAGAACTTTAAAGATGGCTATTCAATTTTGAATCATGATGTTGAAATAAACATTTATGCATCAAAGGCCAAAGATGGCAATGGTGGTTTCTTACAAGCGTCAAACATAGCGGATGAGATTGAAACAATCCTTTACCGATACAAAGGGACAGTAAGCGGCAAAAGAATAGATCAAACATTACTAAGTAATCAAGAAATCTTATTTGATAACTCAAGCCAGTGCGCAAGGGTTATCATGGAATATAGTATTAGACAAAATTTAACTTAAAAGAAAATGACAATAGAAGAATTAGTTGCACTCAAGGGTGGCAAATATGCAGATAACGGTGCAACAGTAACCGGAACAAATAGCACAAATTATAGATTTTTAGTTGTGAATGATGATGTGATTTTCACCGCATTAACAGACACAGATGACAATGATATTGTAGCTGAATGGGGTATTTCTGGAAAGACTATCACAAGCGGTATGGTGTTAGCACCTGCAAGTGGTAAACCATTTAAAACGGTAACAATCACAACCGGATCAGTACTTTTAATCAAACTATAAATGTTTGGGTTTGGGTATCAATATAGTGCCATTAAAGGCGGGGTGTCATTAGGCCAAATTATATTTGATGCCTATCGACTACGCGTTGAAAGTGATGGCGGAATAGTAGAGAATGAAACGTGCGCAACTAATGCAATAAAACAACTTACAAGAACATGAGTAATTACGATGACGCCAGCCT